ATTAGTGGCTTTTACATCTTGTATTTTTAATACCTGGCCAATTTTTATTTTATTAGGGTTACTTATATTATTTAGTTTTGCAAGGTTCCAACACTTCGCTCCATCACCTAATAGTTTTTTAGCAATAGTCCAAAGTGTATCTCCTTTCTTTACAGTGTACGTATTGGGGACACCCTTTGATAGTGCATTGCTTTTCGTCGTATCAATTACTGTATTTGAAATCACATCTATTTTTTTTGTAATTGTACCGTACTTTATATACTGTTTTAATTCCAACGCCACTATTAGATCAGGTGCATTAGATGAGTCTTCTGTAATTGAATAGTTTTCAAGTGTTACAGTTACATTTGTCTTTAGCACATTCTTTTTAACTTTTTCACCAGGATCGTATTTCCACCTACTAATAATGAATTGGAATTGTGTTTTCTCCACTTTAAGTTTTTCAAAATGACTAAGAAAGTAATTAGCTGATTTAAAATCACCGTTTTTATACATAGCAAATGGGTATTTTGTATAAAGAGGTAGTAAAATCTCTAATTTAAAGGCAGTAAGACCAGGAGCCTTAAGGATATTTACCTCTCCTTCATTCATTAGGTTAATAGTTTTATTCTGATTACTAATCTCTGTCTGTATCTTTGAGGGTGGCACTGGTAGTAATACTTTGTCCATATAGAAATAATACATAATTACACCCCCTCTGCTGAACGACTCATAGCTTCTTCTACTTCATTTCGCAGATAATTGACCACTCCATCTATATCATTGGTACCGTTTATGCTATTATTGTTTGTCATATCCACTTTAATCTCCGCCGTTGTAAACCTATTAATTGCTTCTCTTTCTGCCACGTCATGAAGATATTTCAGATCTTCATCACTTATCTTCACCCCTTGAGCAATCTTTCCTGTGTTGTCAGCAGTAGCTGCAATATTATTATACATATTGGCATAATCATTAGTATTATCATCTTTACTCTTATTTTGTTTCTCTTGTTTATTAAATAATCCTGCACCCCACTCATATCCAGCGCCATATGCATCTGTCATATCAAATCTATGACTAATTTCAGGAGCATTTCTGTCAAGAGTAATTGAATTTTCATTCTTACCCCATCCCAAAACATCATTTTGTAAAGAAGAGAGTCCATCAGTCCAACTTGTACCGAATATAGCATCTATGATTTTTGTGACAACTTTTCCAAGACTTAAAAACCATGAAATGATTTGTCCTAATAAATTTTTAACTGCATCGCCAAAGCTATCAAATCCACCATTAAATACATTTAAAACCCACTCTACTATGCTTATTATTGGCTCTACAAATCGTGTCCACATAAACTGTATAATAGCATTAATCGTGCCTATAACCGCATTTGCGATAAGAGCTCCCAACCATAAAAAAGCACCTGCTATTATACCTGTAGCACTCAAAGAGGTGCCTGCGAATTTATTTATTGCACCAATAACTGCATAAAATATAGCTATCAAAGCAACTATTAATAGTATAATCCAGACAAGGGGGCATGCCAAAAGGGCTGTATTTAAACCTTGTACCGCCACCATTTCAGCGAACGTGGCTCCTGCAGCATATGCCTGTGCTGTTGCTAATACACCTGCTCTTAATGCAGCCACCACTTTTAATCCATTTGATATTGCTTGTACTGTATTATTAGCAATTAATACTGCCGTATATAATGCCATCGCACCGGCTATACCGTAAATGATTGGCGCAATAATTCCCCAATTGTTAGAAAAGAAATTAACAATATTTATAATCTGATTGAATAATTCCATCGCTACCATAGATATAGCCTGGAATCCTGTAATCAGATTAGTTTTAAACACCTGAAACTTTTCGCTGTTAGCCATTTCATTGATTCTTGTAAGAACCGGTTGGAATGCTACTAGAGTATTGTTTTTTATACCGTTTGCGATATCGGCCCATGTCATAGGTATTGCTTTAAACCGTTCCTCAACTTCATCCCCCGACCTAAACATTGCAGCCTTAATGACATTTGCAGTTAACAGTCCCTCAGAGGCCCAATCCTTCATAGTACCTTTTGCATGTTTAACATTAACCATGTAATCTTCAATAGACTTGGCTAATAAAGGGGCATTCTCTATAATACTTCGGTACTCATCGCCCTGCAGTCTTCCTGATGCCATCGCCTGGGTAAGCTGATACATGGCTGAAGCTTGCTCTGTGGCACTTGCCCCGCCTACTTTAAAATTCTTATTCATCAACTCAGTGAAAGCAATAATCTCATCATTATTTTGAAATGCCTTACCTGCCATGATGCCAAGTTTTGAAATGACAGCCGCCGTGTCGGTATAACTTCCTCTTGCTCTCTCAGCCGATTCAAAAATTTTCTGCGACAACTGCTCTGTCGTTTGTAATCCATCATTCATAAGATTTAGCCTTGCCGTAGTTAGGGTTAATTCATCACTCGCATTCAATACATTCTTAACAGCTTGGAACCCTAAATACGCAGCCACAATTGATTTCACTTTACTTAATAGACCTCCCCCTGCCGCACTGCCCGCGTTAAGAGAGTTATTAAGATTTTGCTGTTGCGTATTAGCCTGTTTAATTCCACTACCTAGGCCATTTACAGTATTCTCTACAGATTGCATTCGGGAAAGCAGTTCATTTTCAGCTGCGGTACTTTTATTCACTTGTTGAGTAAAAGCCTGCTGAGTAGTAGTGCTGCGGTCTATGTTATTTTCTATTTTATTAATTAAAATATTAATGGTGTTAAAACCATTTTTAGCGGAATTAAAACTACCTTCATCGAAAGCACCCTCAAAGTGATCATTCATATCATCGAAACGTTGAGTAATTCTTGATACTGCATTCGTTATCTTCTGCAATGTTCCCGATGCTCCATCATATAGCTGGATTGATGTATTAATTGACCCCATGTGTCACCTACTTTCTCTTAGCCTTAGCCTTTCTCTCTGCTTCCCTATCTGCTTTTATTTTCTTTTCAACCGATGCGATTACAAATGCTTTCTGTTCATTACTTAAATCCATGTATTCCCACGGTTTCCAATGGAATTTTAGTATACAGTAATAAAGAACACTTGCTTCACCATCGGTTTCAATTAGTTTTTTGCTTCATCTACCAGTTCTTCCATATCTGTATTAAATCCATTAATCTCCTGTACCTTTATCATTAGATCAGAAAATTCTCCACTTTTTAGCATAACCTTTAAAAGATTATCAGCTCCCATTACACCGTAGGAATTCTGTAAAGTAGCATCATTAAGATTAGGGAACACTACACATCTTGCCGTCAATCTACCTAGATATAAATTACTATCTGTTTCATTTACAAATTGCCCTTTTCGCCCTGGTATCTGAGCCTTCTTTGTACAGCCCTTTCTAATTTCTTCATCCTCTTTGGAACTAATGCAACACAATTCCCATTCCACTGGTTTCTTATCTTTATCTAAGAATCTTTTAGACGCTACATATTTAACATTTTCATCCTTTTGTACATTCTCTGCAAAAAACATACTTAAATCACTCATTATATTCCCTCCGTTAATTTCAAATTAAGGCCTGCTATCATTTAGACAGCAAGCCTTTGTTTTACAGTTTCATTCCAGGTAACAAATTAAATTTCTCAGGCATTTCCCAATCCTCAAAAGTGAAATCCATGTCTTCATCAAGGTACTCTGCATCCGCATCAAATTTAACTAGAATACCACCATCAATATTGCAACCTTTTAATATTACAGTCTGGCTACCTACTGTTGATGTGGGATCCTCATTTGTAACTTGGATATCAAAATAAACATCCTGTCCGGTAGACTTATAAAGATACAATAACTCTCTAAAAATGGATGTATTATAATGAAAAGTTGCAGACCCAGTCCCCTTCCAACCAGTAGTCTTATTGCCTTTACCAGTTTTACCCAGAATAGGTATTTCGCTTTTAGTTTTCTCCATTTTGGCTTCTAAGTTAATAGCCTGCATAAAATTATAACGATTACCTTGAATAGTCACATAGCATTCAGCCAGTGCTGCACTTATAGCGTCTTTCGCTTCCATAAATGACATATTCTATTCGCCTCCTTTCCTTAGTTGACGGTAATAACCATGTAAAGCTTCTTCATGGCAGACACTGGTGTTATCGGGCATTCTACTACAACACTATCCTTAGAATTACCAGCTCCCACAACAATATCTGCTGTATCATACTCTTCAATTGCGCCCAGGGTAACCAGCTCATTGAGATAAGTTACAATGTCATTCCAGAGAGATAATCGACCAACTTTATT